AATGGATCGGTTTAACTACCAACCCGGTAAAAGTATGACTGCTAGTTTGACGTTTGTAGCAGCCCCAGAAACTAATATAGTAAAAAGAATAGGTTTGTTTCAAGGCTTATCAGCCGCTCCATACGTGCCGTCAGACGGTTTATATTTAGAAATAACTGAAAATGGACCGAGTTTTAACGTGGTAAAAACTTTAAACGGTACCACAACTACTACAACTATACCACAATCAGGTTGGAACGTAGATAAATTAAATGGTACCGGGGCTTCTGGCTTAACTATAGATTTTACTAAAGGTCAAATATTTAGTTTAGATTATGAGTGGCTAGGTTTAGGTAGAGTAAGATTTGGTTTTTATCTGTACGGTAAACTATACTATGCTCACCATATAAACAATTTTAACACTTTAACAAGTCCATATATAACCTCCCCTAATCAGCCAGTACGTTATGAAATAAGACAGATAGGTGTAGGTTCGGGTACTTTAAAACAGATTTGTTCAACTGTTATAGATGAAGGTGTACCTGAACAGTTAGGAACTGCGACTACCGCTTCTACGTCGGGGACCATTACAGCTCAAAACGGAGTCATGACTCCTATTTTAGCATTAAGGTTAAAACCGGACCGGTCAAATTTATCGTTAAGCTTAAAAGACTTTTTTATATATAACACAGACAATACTTCAAATGCAAAATACACTCTTTATAGGGGGGCATCGGTAACTGGGGGTAGTCTAAGCTGGAATGAGGTAGACAATGCCGAGCTCCAATACGCCTATGGGTCATCATCTTTATCAGTGTCTGGTGGTTATTCTTTATATTCAGGTTTTATACCGAAAAGCCAAGGAACAGCATCCGGTACCGGTGTTCAAAATATAGAAGAATTGGTTGGTACTTTCGGAACGAAAATAGACGGCACCCCTGAGACGCTCACTATAGCAGTACTTGGATTAGGTGCTACTGTAGCGGTCTACGCTGCAGCTAATACGTTTATAAATTCTTAACTACCAGTTTTTGCAGCTAAAATATTTAGCGGTACCTGGCTTAGCAGAAGAACATTTATGACGAGCTCTGAACGACTTACGACGCTTAGGGTTTGATTTTTTAATACGTAAGTTAGGATCCCCGTAATGCACTCTTTTTAACTTACCACCGACCCTTGTACAGCGCATATATTTTTTATCGCTACGGGTAGAAGTTTGTTGGCCTGTTACTTTAGTGCAACGGGAGCCTTTCTTTTCTTCTAGTGAAAAAGTCTCTGTAAATTCTTTTAGTAGACTACTAACTTTATTTTCAAAACTATTAAACATATATAATATTTACTATTTATGATAAATATAATAGATGAGTAAGAAAAAACGTTTATTGAAACAAAAACAGCCCTCTAGCAATAACGAAAATGCCAAAGACAAAAGCCCAATAGTCCATCAGGCCCAAAAACTCGAAAGACCGGTACAAATACGACAAAGACCGGATTTAACAAATAAACAAAAAGATTTTCTTAAATTAGCTTTAGATAATAATACTAAAGTAATATTATTATCTGGTCCTTCTGGTAGTAGTAAAAGCTTTTTAGCTACTCTTGCAGTTCTAGAATTGATGAATCTTAAAAAAGTAAGCGATTTAGTTTATATTCGATCTATAGTAGAAAGCAGCGAAAACAAAATGGGTTATTTGCCGGGTAATGCTGAAGAAAAATTATCCCCATATCTAGAACCGTTAATGGAAAAACTTGACGAACTTTTATTTGCTGCAGATGTTAATGCACTTTTAAAAGAAAAACGCATCGACGGTAAACCCACTGGATACCTTAGAGGACTAAGTTGGAATGCTAAAGGTATTATTATGGACGAAGCTCAAAACAGTACATTTAAAGAACTAACCACGCTTCTTACCCGTGTGGGTCATTTTAGTAAGCTTTTTGTTTGCGGAGACCCTATGCAATCAGATATTAATGGTAAGTCTGGTTTTGAAAGAATGTGTAATGTTTTTAATGACGACGAAAGCAAAGAGAAGGGTATCCATGTGTTTTATCTAACAGAAGAGGATATTGTTAGAAGCGAAATAGTTAGGTATATTGTAAAAAAATTACAATTGTACAATAAAAGCGCAGGAGACAAATAAATAATATTCCCCTCAACTAACTAGAACTCTAAAAAATATTCGCTATACTATGACGTCTAAAATGTCTAAAGAAATTTCTATCACTAAACGCTCTGGTAAGAAAGAAAAATTCTCTCCAGATAAGATTAATAAAATCTTGCAATGGGCATGCGCAGACACTAAAGGGGTATCCTTTGAACAAGTTGCCATGAATGCGCATTTGCAGTTTTTTGAAGGAATTACTTCTAAGGACATCCACAATATTCTTATTGAAGCAGCAGCCGGTCTCATTACAGAAGAAACCCCTCAATACCAAGACGTTGCATCCCGGCTACTTAATTACCAACTCCGCAAAGAAGTTTGGGGTGGTAAGGATGCTCCCAGGCTATTCGATTTTGTAAAAACAAATATTGAGGCTAATAAAGTATACGATCCAGAAATTCTTAGTTGGTATGATAAAAAGGATTTTGATAAGTTAAATGATTATATTGACCACAATAGAGATCTTGATTTCACTTATGCAGGTATTAAGCAGCTTTGTGAAAAGTATCTAGTACAAGACAGAGTAAGTAAGACTATATTTGAAACACCGCAATTTGCATATATGCTTATTGCAATGACGCTTTTCAAAAACTATCACGAAAAGCGTTTAGATTATGTAAAGAGAGCTTACAATGCATTCAGCAAGCACAAAATCAACCTCCCAACCCCCCTTATGGCCGGGGTACGTACGACTCTTAAAAGCTATGCATCGTGTATGCTTATCACGGTCGACGACACTCTTAAATCGATATTTGCAAGTAATAACGCTATCGGATTCGCGACTGCTAACCGCTATGGCATCGGTATTAACTTTAGTCGTATACGTGCCACTAATAGTCCTGTCCAGAATGGTACTGTGGTGCATACCGGGCCGATACCGTATCTAAAGATGTATGAAGCAGCTGTAAAGAGCGGCCATCAAAACGGTATTAGAGGTGGGAGCGCAACCGCAAACGTAGCTTTCTTTCATAAAGATATTGAAGACATTTTAGTACTCAAGAACAACGCAGGAACAGACGATAATAGAGTTCGTAAGCTTGACTATTGTATCGCGTTCGACGGTTTGTTCTATGAACGTTTTCTTAAAAATCAAAACATAACTCTGTTCTCTTATCACGAGGCTCCCGAACTCTGGAATAACTTTGGTATGCCAGGCTTTAAGGAACTTTACGAGAAGGCAGAAAAAAATAATAACTTAAAGTATAAAAAGACTATTAATGCTCGAGAGCTCTTTATGTTGTTCTCTAAAGAGCGTTTTGAAACTGGTAGAATGTATGTGTTTAACGCAGACCATGTCAACTCGCACGGTACTTGGACTGAACAAGTAGATACTACTAATCTTTGCGTAGAAGTAACGCACCCGCTCAAACCTATTTATAATATCGATGATACTAACGGAGAGATCGGGGTATGCATTCTTGCTGCAGTCAATCTATTAGAGATCAAAGATGATACCGATATGGAGCATACATGTGATATTATTGTACGTATGTTAGACGAGCTCATCGACCACCAAAACTATTTTGCACCTGCTGCTGCAAATTTTGCTAAGAAGCGTCGCAGTCTAGGTATCGGTATTACTAATCTTGCGGCAATCTTTGCACGAGAAAATGTAAAATATTGGGATAAAAAGGCACCTAATATTGCTGCTCGTTTAATGGAGTCAGTAAGTTACTACTTAATTAATGCTTCTGCAGATCTTGCAGAGGAAAAAGGTTCTTGCGAAAAGTTTGAACTAACTAAATTTAGTCGCGGTATCCTACCAGTAGATACCTATAAGAAAGAAGTAGATGAATTTGTTACAGAAAAACTCCATCAAGACTGGGAGAAGCTTAGAGAAAAGATTCGCAAAAACGGGCTACGGAATAGCACGCTCACTGCGTTAATGCCTTGCGAATCTTCTGCAGTTATTCAATCCTCTACTAACGGTATTGAACCACCGCGATCCCTTATTACCTCTAAGCGGTCTAAGGCCGGTATTGTACCATCAGTAGTACCTGGTGTTGAAAAATACGGTGAACACTATACACTTGCTTTTGAAATGCCTAGCAATGAGGGC